TGGCTTTCAAGGCACATTGCAAGTCCGGGAACCGCGCTGTTCTGCCGGATTGGTCAGAAAAGAAAATCCGTTCAGGCCCACGCGCGTCTGATTCAAGTAGACCATAAGCAACCATTTCGCAGTCTTGAAGCCACATAGACGCAATGGTCAGCCTATCCGCATCAGATCCGGTGTATCCATGGGTCTTGAAGTCAGGCAAGCGACCCTTGGTAATATCCTTAGCATAGATGCCGACACCAGAATAATCCTCGATATGAAGGTTCTCCAAGATGATGTCGTTTTGCTCTGTAACCGAACCGTTCATGTCGATCACCGGGCTAGCGATATACGCATCAGAGAACGTGACCGGGAAAGCCGTGTCGAACGTCACTTGGTTAGCCGCAGGAACAGCAGTCACGACGCCTCGGTAAACGTCATTGCTGTTGTCCAGCCGGATGCAAAGCGGGATGCCGATCATCTCCGCATCAAAGCAGTCGCAATCCGCAGTGGCCGTGAACCCCGCCGATGTGCCGCTAACCTGTGGCACAAAGATAGGCACCGCGCCGGAATACGTGACCTCAAGGGCCGGGGTCACTGTTAGGGTGCTGGGGTCTGGAACCGCCGTAACCGTGTATTGGCCGGGAACCGTCCCGCCCTCAACGTTGACAATCTTACCGATCAGCCCAGCTGTGGCGGTGTACCCCGCGACGGTAAGCGTATTGGTCCCGACAGTCCCGGACACGGTAGCGATAGATGTGTCTGCGAAGATCAACGGATATCCGCCGCCGTAGCTAATGACGTTCTTCCAGCGGTCGTTAGCCATACCATCTGCGGAAATGAGCGTGTTGGGAACCCGGTTCATCCTGATGTTCTCGACCAGAGAGCCGCTAATGTCTCCAAGGCGGAACGGCATGGCAGTCCCGTTGACGCTGCTGCTGTCGATGCTGAAGTTGCGCAGGACTTTGCGGACCCAGCGCCGGGTTCCGTTGCCCTTAGCGTCAAACAGAGCCTTCGAATGGTCCTGAATGTCGTTGATGAAAACCAAGATCTCGGACCAGTCGCCTTCGATGCCCCACTGCCGCTGCGTCGACGTGCCACGATCTTCAAATAGGTCGATGGTATCAGTGATGCGGTATTCTCCCCGCCCGTAAATCAGGCCGGTGTTATCCTTTACGTAATCAACCGCCGCCTGCAACGCTGCGGTCATATCAGTCGTGCCGGGGGTTGTATTCTCTCCCCAATGGTCGATCATATAGCGACCAAACGGCTTAACCCCAACAAGATCACTAATTGCAGTTGCCGTGCTATCAATTTCATACTGCACGCCACCAGCGGAAACAACAGTACCGTCTGGCAAGTTCATACCAGCCGCCCAATCAGTCACAAACTCAGATCGGGTTTCCCAGCTAAGCCCCTCTTCCGGCATGACGTCAATATACCAAGCATTGGAGAACGTACCTCCATCTGCTGCCTGCACCCAATAACGACCGGGACGCACCTGAAACTGCACAAACCCGTCAAGACCCCCAGTTACAGGATTAACCCCAAGCGGAGACCCAGCAATGTCAAACAGATCAGCCAGCGTACCTGCTGGACCACCTAGGCGAATAGTAACAACAGGCGAGACAATAGCCGCACCAGTATCATCATCCTGAATTGTCGCCTGCCACGTGGTAAGCTTAGTCATTTAGTCAGTCCCCAAGATAGTATCCGGGGAACGAAAGAACCCCGCGAAAATAGTTTGCCCCTCAGATCCATTGGAAAGGCGGCATTCTTGATAAGCATAGTCGTGCGGTACCAAAGCAGTGTCAGCCTCAGTCAACGTAATCACGAAAGACGCGTTATCACCTCCAATAACAATACCTGACCCTAGCGACTTGCTCACAACCGGGGCAGTATTCACGTCAGACGCAAGCACATACTCGATTGCAGAAAAGCTGGAAATGTCCAGCGCATCGCCATTTTCGTCGGTTACGTTCACAATAATACGGCGGTAATCTCCACGCGGTACGCAGAACACCTTATTCGCAATACACGCTGTCTCGATAGCCACACACTCACCTTTCCATTGGATCGTTATCTCATAGTCTACATCATAGATAAACGTAGCGCACACAGTCGGCTTTAGCGCACCAGTTCCGACAACCGGCCCACCTTGTGAAATAAGGATACCCATTATTTGGCCGCCAGTTTAGCGCGAAGTTCCTTGATGATTGCAGCCTGCTTTGGGCACTTCACGTACTTAATCACCGGAACTTCAACGCGCCGCACTTCAACGCTAGACACTTCCTTGATTATTTCCTTAACCACCTCTTTTGGCGGCTGGCTTTCAAGCTCTACAACGCGCTTTCTTTCGACCTTCAACTTCTCTTGCAGATCGTTAATATCTCTCCGAAGCTGCGGATCGCTCTTAGTTTTCATCCTGCCCTCACAAAATACTTCACAGCAGACGCTTGACCAGCCGCTAGGATTTTCTTCACTTGAATGACGGTGTAGTTCTCGTCATCAATCTTGATAATGTCACCAACCTGCGCAATCGTAGCGCCGCCCCCAACCAGCACCCCAAGATCAGACGCTGTGACTGTCTCGCTAGTTTCCCATTGTCGCACGCCTGTTACGACGGCATTAACGGTGGTTTCTGTTTGCGTCAGCGTCGGCACATCGAATTCAGTTGCGCCTGGGGTTGATACGATAGTTACAAACTGCTGTTCATCACCATATTTAGCTATCAGACGGTCGCTAACAGACGCCATTCGGTTGCGTAGGCTCATACCACAAATGCCGCTACGTTTGCGCCCCACCCAGACCGCAGGAACGGCCTTAGATAAGCCTCCACAGTGCTATACCGTGGGGCGTTATCAATCACCGTGTCATCTGCCATGCTGTCGTCATTCATGGGCGCGTGGTAGGACACGCTGATAACGTCTACCTTCTCTTGCGCGATTGCACCGCTGCCGTTATTACTGACTGACCCACTAGATAGCGCGTTAGGGTCCGCATCATACAGCAACGCCGATTCATACGTCGCGTTCTCTACGCGCTCAGGAACACCCGTAACACCAGTGATGCCCGTTCGGGGCCACGCATCGCCATAGGTATCAACCGGAGCGCCAATGTAGCGATCCCAGTATAGCCCATCTAGGTAATTACTGGCCACCAGACGCAACACATCAGGATCGCCAGTCACCGTGCGCCCTGTGCTGGTAGCATATGCAATCAATCCAGAATTGTCGCCATAAGACATGTTAGCTCCTTGTTTGCGCTTAGGATAGCGTATTAGGTATTGACAGGCGAATAAGGGGCGGCTAGGGTGTAGCTAAACGGAGGATACACCAAATGACCATCACCCTAACCTGCCTAGCGCTTGCGGCCCATGTGAGGTATATAAAGTGAAGATATGTAGCGTCGAAGGGTGCGAACGCAAGCATCGTAGCAAAGGGTTTTGCAATATGCATTACCAAAGGTTTTTAAACCACGGGGATCCATTGATTGTACACCAGCACCCCGTTGGATGTAAGGTTGATGGTTGCGAAAAGAAACATAAAAGCAATGGATACTGCTCTATGCATGTCAGCCGCATTCAGAGAAGAGGTACTCTTGAATTAACTCGAGAAAAGCGGGGCGCAGCCTTGCAATGGATAATTGATCATTCGAAATATGACGGAGATGACTGCATTGCATATCCATTTGGGAAATATCCGAACGGGTACGGGTACGCACGGTACAATGGCAAGTCCATTGTTGCATCCAGACTTATGTGTATGATTGCGCACGGACCGCCAGATAACGATGAGCTATTCGCACTACACTCTTGCGGAAATGGCCATTTGGCGTGTATGAACCCAAAACACTTAAGGTGGGGTGATCAATTGGAAAATATGAGCGATGCACAAAAACATGGTCGCTTAACTGGAGGGAAATTTAAATGCTTACCTTGACTTGCTTGGCATTGGCGGCTTGGAATGAAGCACGAGAACACTACACGCAGCCCGACGCAATGGCCGCTGTCGTCGCCGTTGTCATGAACCGTGCGGATGATCCGCGCTACCCTAATACGGCTTGTGAGGTGATCGCATCAGGCGCGTTCCCATGGTACACAACAGCAGAACCGCCCAACCCCACAGCGGCACCCGATCAATGGGCATGGAATGTTGCGCAGGTGGTGGCGCTGAACGAAATGTCAGGCGTTGGGCTGGATATTCCTAGCACGCATTTTCACACGGTAGGCAAGCCTCAGTATTGGGTTGACGGGTATCAGCTTGATGGATGCATCGGGGGCAACTGCTATTACACGAATGAGACGCCTTATCCGTAAATTGACCGCAACGTCACGCCAAGCTAACCTAAACCCACGTAACGGCAACAGCAGAGGACATGATGACCAACCTTCAACTATGAAAGCGAGGTGATCCATATCTGCCAGAGACCTGCCGTTGCGCGGGTCTTTGTGCTTTTAGGGTCTTTCCTCCCACCAAGCGGCGATAATGCCAGTGTTTGTTCCGATAGCTGTATACGTCGATGCGTTTACCGATACGTTGACTGTCTCTAACGCCATACCTTACACCTCCAACAATGACGCGACAATACCAGTGCCGCCAGTCATTGAGATAGTGCCTGCGAGGTAAGCCTTGATGTCTGCAAGATCGACAACAACTGTAGCGCCAGCCGCGATTGAGGCGAACGTATAGCCGCCCGACAGATCAACATTACCGATCCCGAGAGCGTATTGCGTTGTTGCGCCGTCGCCGTCAATGTTTGGTGTCAGTGCGCCCGCCGTGTCGTTGCGCAGGATCAGGTATTGCGTCTTTGTTGGATCATAAACGAATGTGTCTGTACCTGTCAGAGTGGTTTCTGTGACGGTTACAGGATCAATGGAAGTAAGGGAGGTTGCAGCGATAGTAGCCATTAGGTATGCCTCATGTGTGATTTGTTGTTGATTGTAGCAGAAAAGTGTTGACAGCGCACGTGGTGGGCGGCCACTGCATAAAAAAACGGGGCCATAACAGCCCCGTCCAATCTCATTCAAAACCTAACGGTTAGGTCAGGGTGCCGCGACGAAGCGTGTTAGGCTTCTGGCAGTAATACAATGGATAGGCGTGCACATGATACTTGGCAAAGCGCGGGGTTGCCGCAAATGCACTGTCAAGTTCCTGCACGGCATAGACCGACTGACCTGGCGTGTTCACGTAGGGCATGAACTCGTCAGCAGGTGCCATTGCCTTCACAAAGATACCGTCGCCGCCCTCGATGAAGAACTTGGCTTCGTTCACCGCGATTGCAATCTCGGAGTTATCATCCGATCCGCGATAGTTGGTGAAGACGATGCCGCCGAAGGTGAATTCGGAGAACGGGTCAACGCCGCGCAGCTCAGCAGCCGCAGTCCAGTTGGTCCAGAACTTTTCAACATTCGGATGAGTAATCAGAGCGTCAAAGAAGTCGTCACCGACAAGAGCGTGAACCTTCGACTGGCCGATAACCCAAGCGCCTTTAGCAGAACGCATGATCGAACGGGTAAGGTCACGACAGATACCAGCTACGTCAGTAGTGGTTACATCAAGCTCAAACGAGGTTGCCGTGTCCTGAGTTACGCCAAACTCGGTATAGTAGCTGTAGTAAGTCGAGCC